ACCAATAGCAACAGTATTTGGAATATCAGTTACAAAAATATCTTCAATTTTACCATTAGAACTTCCAGTTGACATAGTTCTTGCTAAACCAATTGTATCTGTTGAAATTCCTGCTGAAAAAGAACCACTTAAATTTACAATCGAAGTATTAAGACCAGAAATTGAAATAGAACTATTATTATTGAGTTCAATAAATGGCAAGTAATTTGCAATTACTTCATCACTACTATTCCATACAAAAACTAAGTTTTCAAACCTTTCTAATACAGAATCAATTCTTGAAACACCAATACCAACAATTTCATCAACCTTTGCACTAAAACCAGATCCATCTGTATCTGTATCATCAAAAACTGTTAAATCACCAACTTTATATCCTGATCCTCCATCTAAAATTGTTATATTATCAACATCTCCTTTTGTTACTGATTCTATTTTTGAAATTTGTCTTATTGTTTCATTTGACTCAATAATGAAATCATTATCACCAAACTCCTCATCAACAACATATGGAAGTGTATTTCTTAATAAATTTGAATTATTAAAATCAAAGTCTTGTGTTAAAATAAGATTATCGTTAATTATAGGTGATCTATAACTTTTACCAATAAAATATGGATATATTCCTTCTAATTTATTACTTGCTGTTCCAAGACCAACAGATGCAAAATATGCATATATTCCATTTGGAAATTCAGGAGTTTTACAGAATCTACCATTATGAATGTCTAAATCACCCGTGCCATCAAATTTATAATCATCAATAAAAAATCCTTGTTCAAATCCTGATGGTCTATTAATTACATTTGATGTGTTAAGTTTGTATGATGTTGATATTATTTTTAAATCTGAATTGATATTATCAGGATCAGAATATCCAAAAGGTCCATATATTGGATTACCATCATATGCCCAACCTATTATTGGTGAGTGATCTGTAATTTGATTAAACTCATCATTTGAATTAATGGTAAAACTATTTTCAAATGTTTTTGCTATTTTTTGGGAGTATCCTAAAATTCCAAAACTTAAAGAATTTTCTCTAGAAGTTAAACTAAAATCACCAAATCTTTGTGTGCTATTTAATGTTAAACTTCTAACTCTAGCACCAAATGATGCATTAGATCCTCTGGGAATAATATCAATATCTGTAGAAAGACTACTATAACCTATACCAGTGTTAATTACGACTGCATCAATTATTTTACCATTTTCTATAACAGGTCTTATGATAGCACCAGAACCTGTTCCTGTGTCACTTACAATAACTTCAGGTGTTGAATTGTATTCAGACCCCTGATTGACAACTGCTGCACTCTCTACTTTACCATTAACTACTATTGGTTTTATTTCTCCATTTTTACCATTTTGAATTTTAATTTCAGGTTTAACTTGCTGATCTAGTATTGTTGAACCATAATTAGTTCCTTCTTCATATAAGTATGCACCAACTATTTCACCAGTAACAATTGGAGTTAAGTTAAATGTTCCAGTAACTGTTGATCCATAAGATACATTAATATTTACAGTAATATCAGGATACTTGAAAATTTGATATCCAGAACCAGTTGAGGTTAAATTAACATATTTACCTCTACTATAATCTGACGTAGATGTTCCACCAACACCAGCATTTGATAATTTAAATGAATTATCGTCAATTTTTTTAACAATATATGATGTAGTTGTGCTAAGTCCTGTAATAGGTGTTGTTGCAGAGTATTCTATAATTTCTCCACTTAAAAAACCATGATTTTTAAAATTGATTGTATCAAAGGAAGTTGAAATTCCTGATGGTTTTACTCTTAATTTACGATGTGTGTATCCAGAACCAGAATTTATAACTTTGACTGATGTTAAAGTAGTTTTATTTTCAGTTCTAAATCTATGAATACCACTTGCAGAAGTGTCTGTTGATAAACCAATAGTATTAATTCCTGCTAATCCAAATAATGCATCACTTTGATAATTAAATATCCTAACTGTTGTTGGATTTACAACTCTAACAAAATATGGATCTCCATCTGATAAGGCTCCAGTTATAGTATCAGTGCTATCATATGCTGAACCAATTCCTATTGGTGCATTTCCATTGCTACTATAATAAATTAATTGACCATTTTCTAAATTATGTTTTGTCTTAAAGGTAATTGTTTCATCATCTATATCTACCCCACCGTTAAAAAATATATTTCTACTATCAAAATCTAAAAATCTATTTCTAATACCAACTACAGGTTGAAGAAGACAACCAGTTCCATTTCCACCAGTAACCGATACACTATTAACATTTTCAATGTCAAAATCTTGAGGATCTACGATAATTTCCTTTACACTACCAGTTATAACTGGTTCAACTAATGCAGTCGTTCCTGTAGAACTTTCAATATTTACAACTGGAGGGTTAACAACATCGTAATTTCTTCCAGAATTTAATACATCTACAGATTCAAGGGGACCGTAAAAAATATTATTGTCTGATATAGGTGATCTTATCTGAACTCCATCTTTCAATATACCAATATCATTTACAGGAGACTCATGTTTTGACGATACAAACAAATTTTGTGATAATGGAATTCTTCTTAAAATTTTATCAGTTTCTAATTTTCTATTTGCATGTCTTTCAAGTATAAAATCATGTCCTGATAATGAGCCAATTCCAATTTGAACTGTGCTTGCAGACCCAATTTGATTTGATGATTGATATAATGCAATTTTTGAAATACTTTGATTTGCTGGAGGAATCACAGGATCAACATAATATGTTCTTCCAGACTCTAAACCTGATAAAACTTCACTATCAGGAGAATAAACAACTGCATCTCCTTGAATAAATTTAATATCAGTGTTTGGAGGAGGTGAAAATTGAATAAAACTATAAGTTTTTGATATACTATTAAATCCATCTAAGTTAGATCCATTAGTAGTTTCTTTTATTATATTAGTTTCGATATCATAACTTGGCAATGAATTGGATGCAACATATCCATCAGTTTCTCCATCAACATAAACATTCAAAACATTTGATATTAATACATTATTACCTTGTTTAATCTCAACACCATTACTATTCGCAGTTTCAATTATTCTTCTAATATCATACGATTCATTTGGATCTTGAGTAAATCCCGCAATATTAGAAACGGTGATTTGTTTTATATTATTATCAATACTTGCAATTGTTCCACTTCCAACAATAACTTGCTCACCTCTTTTTAAGATGTTAAATTGGTCTCCAACTTTCAAATTAGATTCATCTATGGGAGTTTTAAATGTAAATGTGGAACCTGAAATTTCAACTTGAAATCTTGAACTTGTATTATATTTCCAAGAATTGGCAAAAATCTCTTTATATGATTCATTATTATTTTTAATTTTTTCACCAACGTTTTTGACAAATATATTTTCTCCCTCATTAACTAATCTAATATCAGATGTTGGAACTAATTCAGAAAGAACTCCTGTAATTCTTAAATCAACTCTTTTTGATAAATCTCCATTTTCATATCCAAAAATAGACTCATCTGAACGTATATCATCTGCAGTATTGATTGCAACACCAACACCAGTGCATCCAAAAAATTGATTTAAAGTTTTAGATGTATAATTAATTGTATTTTGACCACTTATTAACGTTCCAGTTGCTCCAAATCCTACTGTTGAATCAACACTTATTACAGATGCATTCGTTGATACATCAGATAAAACTTTTGTTTTACCTGGCACTGTGAATATACCTTCAATCAAATCACGATCACTAAATCCAACAAATAATGATATTTTATAATAAGTTTTTGAATCTCTACTAAAAACCTCTACTTCAGATACTGAAGCATTTGTAGATGTATCAGTTGATTTAAATATAGTTTGACCAACTAAATTTTGTGGTTCACCAGTAGTTGAAATTAAATCAGCAACAATGACTTCTCTACGTATAAATTCTGCGTCTGATGGTTTAATTAAATTTCCTTCAAGATCTAGTATTGTAGATTCAACACCATATAAAACTTTGAATAAGATTCTAATAGATTCTTCTATACCTTTTGATTGATAAAAAGAACGAGCAAATTTTACAAAATTACCTGCATCAAGATTAGTTGCAAAATCATTATCCTCAAAACCTGGTAGAAATGTTCTTTTTAACTTTTTAAAAAATTCTTGTAAAAATAATACAGAAAGATTTGTAATTTTTGCACCTGAAGTATGTGCTGCTGCTGTCGTATCTTCAAAAATTAAATTCTCACGATTAATTTCAAGTAATGAGGATGAAATGCCAACATTATATCCTGAGATACCGCTAAAACCACGTATACACCCTGTAAATGTAGTGGATGTGATTCCTGTATAAGATATTATTTCATCATCAATCTTGAGCAATCCATATTCAGAAGGAAAACCTTTTGTGCTAGGAACTGTAATTGTAGTATCATTGACTGATAGTGAAGACAGGTTAGTTGTAACTCCAACTACAACCTCTGGAACTAAATTATCTGATTTAATATATTGATCAAAATTATTGATTAAATCGCTTGGTCCACCTTGAAACTCTTGTGAAATATAATATTGATTAAAAAATTCTGTCGCATTTGGAAAATCAGCAACCACAAATTCAGGTAACTGATTTTCAATAATAGTATTGACTTTTATTCTTTTGTCAATTTGTGACATAAATTATTTCCTCTCTAAATCTCCATTAGAGTAACTAGAAGTATAATAATCTCTTGTGAATACAACACCCGAAACATCTTCACCAGAAGCAATTACATCCTTGAACATATTTATCGTGCTTTTAGAAACGTCAAAACTTAGATATAAATCTTTAAGACCAACAATATCATTTGATTCAGGAAATGCCTGAATTTCAACTATGTTATTTTGTGTAGTTGTAGATGTAATATTAATCGTATTCATTATTACTTCGCCTTTTTTATAATCAACTATACCAGCCTCTTTTATTAAAACTCTCTGTTCATTTTTTTCATTTTTAAAAACAACACTTAAAGTTCCTTTCATACTACCATCAAGATTTCCTGCAGCGTCTTTATTTGGAACATCTGTAATATATGCAATTTCATTTGAACCAGAAATTGTAAATCCAGTGCTCTTAATATTAAAACCAGCAGGATTTATGTTAAATTGATTTCCAAAACATAATTCATACTGAGCAAATTGATTTAACAATGCTTTCATATCTCTTCTAATAATTATTTTTGTAATATTTGAAGTAATACCATTATCAACACGGTCAATCAGAGTGTTTAATTTACTATATTTAAATCTACCTCCAAATTTATTAATTTCTACATTATTACTATATTGATTTAATGAAGATATGATAGAAGTCCTTAAATTTACCGATGAAGCAACTTGTGCAGGGTTATAATAAATGGTAGAATTTACTTCCACATATAGTATCTTTAAATCAACTATTTGAGAATTTATACCAGCGATAGCGTAATTTTTTAATTTGTTTTTAATCTGTAATTTATCAAAATCTGATACATAGGTGCCATTTTTTGGTTTGATGCTTATTTGAACTTGACCAAATTTAGGAGGGTCTAATTCTTCACCACCAACAACTGCCACTGATTCTGTTTGAGGAAAAATTGTTTGAATTATTGCTTCATAATCTCTTGGTGTAACTGCTCTATATTGTGCTGAGTAGAGTCTTGGAGCAAAATACTTAATAGAAGACACATCTTCGACTTCAGCACCGTTGGAGGCATTTGTAACGGTAGTTACAGTTATATTATCTGATGGTGTAAATAAAGTTCCATCACTCTTTGTAAAAGAACCTTGAAAACTGAAATTTGAAGGCCCATTTCCAGTTTCTCCATCAGTAACAATATACCTTGCAGTAATAATAGATGAATTTTCTAATTTTTTTCCAAAAAGACCATCACCAAACAATATTTCATATTTTTCATCTTGAACTTCTTGTGCAAGATAAATTTCAGATGTTTTAGTTAAATTTAATATATTATCAACCATCGAATATTTTCTTCCAAGTCCAACATCACTTACTCCTTTAACAAAAACTCTTAAAGTTGAACTATCAATATTTGGACTATCAATTATAAACCTTTGATCAGTAGATGTATCAACTGCAAAGACTCTTTGAAGTAGAGTTCCTTCATAAACACTGATTGGATCATCAAATTGTGCAAATGATGTGCCACCTATGTCAATTACTCGTGAAGATGTAATTTCATCAGGTATTGAAAAACGATAAGTTGTATTTTCTGAGTTACCTACACAAACTAAACCTGAACGTAGTGTTAAGAACCTTGGAGTACTATCATTTGTAGTTCCAACATTTATATCACCAATGTTAATTGTAGCGATTGCAGCGGTTTTTGAGCGTGGCACATAACCAATATTACGTGCAAGAGAAACAACATTTTCACGAATTGTTGCAGAATCTAAAAATGACTCATTTGCAACTAAATTTGCTTGAAATGCATTAATATAGGTATTATAGGCAAGAGTATCAATTAGAACCGAAAAATTTGAACCCTCAAAGTCAAAATCTGAAAAATTTGAGTTTGAGCGAAGATAATTTTTAATTTGTACTTTGATTTGCTCAAAGTCTAGATTTGTAAACTGTGTAAAGGGCATATTATCTCGTTGGTTCTAATATAAAGGAGAATGATTGAGTTGGAACATCAAGTCCACTAATATCGAAAATAACATTTACATCAATTGAGTTATTATCAGGTTGTCCGTCTACCTCAATAGTTAAATTTTCAACTCTAGGTTCAAAATTAGCGACAGTTGTGCGAATTTGATCTTCAATTAAACTTACAGTAGATATTGTAAAATTTTCAAATAGTGATCCACGTATGTCAGCTCCTATAAGAGAGTTAAAAAACCTCTCTGTAGGTATTGTTTCAACTAGATTTCTCACAGATCTTACGATTGCTCGCTCATTTGTAAGCACAGGAAGGTCTTTTGTCACTGGATGTGGTGAAAAAGACAAACTTATATCCTTAAATGCTCTTGATTTGCGTTGAATCGCCATTATTAATGCTTTTAGTTTTATTTATACCCTATCTTGCATAATCATTCATCACATAATCATCACTATCAAAGTAATTAAGTATCCACCATGCTACACTACGTGGATTTTTGCTCCCACAAGTAAAAATATCGATTGCTACACACCCTTTTTCTGGCCAAGTATGGCAAGAGAGGTGACTTTCTGCTAAAGAGATGAGAATTGTCACTCCATAGGGGTCAAATTGATGGGTAAATGTATTAAGAACAGTCAAATCTTCACTTTTGACTGCTCTTACCATTGTTTCTTCGATTTTTTGAAGGTCATTTAACTTTTCAAAGGGAACATTATACACTTCAACAAGTAAATGAGTGCCCATGTGGGCATTTTTTACGTTTTTCATCCCAATTCTGGTTCAAATGGTTTTCTATCGTCAGTTTCTTTTCTTTCTTTTGCTGTTTTCCAGAAATAATTCTCTTCTGAACCCAATCCATCACGGTCATGACCGTTTT